ATTTTAACAATGATGATGCACAAAGTGATTACTTCCACAGATCACATTATACAGACATCAATGTTGGTAACTGGAATAAACCTTACGAATTAGTTGCATAAAGAATTACTTGGTACCTACACCGGCGCCCGTGGGGCAGATAAGGGTAGGCTAAGTTACTAGATTGAAACAGTTGCATGCCAGGATCTAGAAGCCAAACTAAAATTACTAGGAGGAGGATAATACCTCCTTTTTTTATAATATTGGTTCCTTAGCTCAGCTGGATAGAGCAACTGCCTTCTAAGCAGTAGGTCACAGGTTCGAATCCTGTAGGGACCGCCATAATTTGATATTAATAAATATCAACATAGCTAGCAGAAGGCTAGCCAAATAGGAGAACCGATGAAAGTTGGAGAAGCATTAATCGAAGCCGCAAAAAAACAAGCTGAAGGCGAAATTGCAGTACACAAAGCAAACATCAAAGTCTACCAAGCAATGCCAGCAGGTATTGGTGAACACTCAGATGTCACTGAAGCAATTATAGCCGAACTTGATAAATTAGCGGCGGCTGACGATCGTTTAGAAATGATTGAAAAATACTTTAAGGATTAAAAATATGACCGAAGATTTTGCCATGTCATGGTATAACAAATCAGAAAATAAAGACACCGGAAGAAGTGGTGTAATAAGTTTAATAGATGATGAATATCTATTATGTAATTTTTATGAAAATGGCAAAATGATTGGTACTATTGAGTATTACGACAAATCATTTCCCTATGTTAAAGACGCCGCAGAGAATTGGTGTAGTGGTGTTATGACAAAGGAAACGATCAGAAGATACACAAAACAAGGAGACTTGTTTAGTTAAAAATCGGCAGAACGAATGCTTTTGTTCTGCTTACCCTATCTCTCTACAAATCTATTGCAAGTAATTCTTACTTGCATTTGCAATAAAAAAGGTTGACAGTATGACGTCTTGGTGTTACTATATAAGAGTAAGTTAAAAAAGAGGACGCAATGACAATCATAAAAAACATTTGGTACTTGATAGTTTTACCAGCTACAATACTAGCTAAAATTTTCAACATAATTTTCATTTTATTTTTAGTATTCGCAATTTTAACCTTTATTTTTTAGGTTGACGTATTAGATACATATGTTATTATCATTGAGTAAGTAGAACAGAGGATAAGAAAATGGCACGCCAAAAAACACAATACAATACACGACAAGTACTAGAACTAGCTATTGAAGTTGATAAAGCACAGGGCTTTATTAAAAGTGGGTATGGTTATTTTGATCGTGAATCTGATAAACGTATTGATGATAATAAAACTACAATTCTAAGTATGTTAGATGGTGTATCTGATGTAATGACTATTAGTAAAGATACAGTTTCAGAAGCTAATAAAATTGTAGATGAATTTAAACAAGAATTAATTGCTAAAAAGCTCAGCAGTAATATTAACGATTTTGAAAGCAATGTGCTTCAAAACATTAGCAACGAAACTGTTGAAAAATTTGGTGTTGCAGTACTTGCTAGTTTACCAAACAGTTTTCGTGTGTTACAAAAACGTCAAGGACTAGATGACTTTTTCGATACACATCGTAAGTCAAGTGAATTTGTTGGTAAGATAGGTGAACGTTTACGTTTTCCTGCATACATTAAAGATGTTAAATTTATTGCCAAATATAATATTCATTTGGTAACCTGTTTAACCAAAGAGAAAAATATTGTAAAGTTTTTCTTTAATCGTGAGCCAGACATACAAGGTATAATCGAAGGTAAAGATGTTACACTTACTGGTAAAGTTAAAACTCACGATATAAGTAAATTCTCAAACTGTAAAGAAACAGTATTTAACTATATAAAGATTGAACAATGAAAGAAGAAATTATTAATACCAGAGATGGTTTAAAAATAGTTGTTATTGATGATTTATTCAATTTCAATGACAGAACCCTAATGATGAATACAATATATCAATGTCAATTTAGTTTTTCCACATCCTGGGATAGTCAAGTTACCGACTTTAAAAGTGCAAGTACATTAGGTAACCAATGGACTAAAGAAGACTGGGATAACTTTGGATTTGAAAGACATCCAAATTGGAAACATGCAAAGTTACATATTGGTAGTAGAACACAACAACGTGCTTGGGTAAACTTACATACCGGAAGAGAATTATATCGATATCATGTAGACCATATTGAGCCAAATTCAATGAGTATGCTTTTTTATCCAAATTTAAAATGGGATCCAGACTGGGACGGTCAGACTATTTTTAAATCTCTAGATTTAAAAAATATAGAATACTGTAGTGAATATGTTCCTGGAAGAATGGTATTATTTGATACTCGTATACCACACAAAGCCGTACATCCTAATTATGAAGCAGTGGGTTTTAGATCAATAATTAATGCAGTTTTTTATTAAAATGCAGGTAGCATACAATGAAAATTTAGATGGTGGAGGCAGTGCTTCAATTGAAGATGCTGTCTCAGTCACTAAAATGTTTCTCGGAGACCAGAAACCCAAAAGTGTATTAGAAATGTTTAGCGGTCCTGGATTCTGGGGATTTGGATTGCTAGATGCTGACATTGGTATTGAAACATTATCCCTGGCTGACAAGTATGGTATTGCAGAAGATAGTATAAATGAAACAATCAAAAATAATAATCTGACAGATGTGTACTTTCATCAAACAGATTGTTTCGATAGAATAGAAGGCGAGTATGATTTAATTGTTGGAAATCCGCCTCACTTTTGTATAGACCCATTTAACAAACACTATACAGATCCGAGAAAATACAAAGATACAAACTGGGCCATACATCATAGATTTTTTAGAGAAGCACAAAATCATCTTAAAACAAATGGAAAAATTATACTAATGGAAAACATTTGGGGAAGTAGTCCTGAAACATTTAAAGTGATGACAGGGTTAAATGGTCTTCAAATAACTAGAGCATTCACCAGTGAAGTTTTTGAAAATGAACTTTATTATATGGAAATAATCAAAAAAGATACCAAAAAAGGTTGACATATACTGTAGTGATGCTATTATGTATATATAAGTTGTTAAAAAGGAGTGAGAACCAATGCAGACAACAGATGTTAAAATCGTAAGCGGTACATACCGTAACATAGAAATTAAGGACGCAGTGTTTCCTTTAGTTAAAGAATACAAAGAAGGTAAAAACGGTAACTTCATTACAGTTGATGGTAGTGCAGTTACTGGATTCCCTGATCGATCCATTCGGATCAAAGTTATTAACAAAGATGACTTTGAAATGTTAGAAGATGGAGAGAGTGTTGTTTCTACCCAAGCCGCCCAAGTAGAAACAGATGATCAGATCATCGAACGATTAAGGGAGCGATTTGAGATCCTAGAAGACATGACATATGCGGCATGTGATGGGGTCGTTCGCGGTATGGTAGTTACTGGACCTCCAGGCGTTGGTAAATCGTTTGGAGTTGAGAAGGTGCTCAAAGAAGCTGGCATTATGAAGAAGTTGAGCCAGGATAGTTTGAGACGTTTTGGAGTTGAGAAAGGTGCGGCGACACCTATCGGACTTTACCAGTTGCTATATGATTATAGTGCGTCAGGCAGTGTACTAGTGTTAGACGATTGTGATAGTGTACTGTACGATGAACTTAGTTTGAACTTGCTTAAAGCGGCACTTGATAGTAGCCCTAAGCGAACACTAAGCTGGAGGTCAGAATCAAGGGCACTTGCTAATAATGGTGTTCCAGATACATTTGACTTTAAGGGTTCGATCATTTTTATTACCAATGTTAAGTTTGAAAGAACACGTGGTAAGCTGAAGGATCACTTAGATGCGATTATGTCCAGGTGTCACTATTTGGATCTTACATTGGATACAATGCGAGATAAGTTTCTACGTTGTAAACAAATCGTAGCTGATGGTATGCTTGCCAGCTACAAGTTCAGTGAAGAAGAACAAACTGAGCTTATGACTTACATTGTCGATAACAAGAATAAATTAAGGGAGATGAGCTTGCGAATGGTACTCAAGATTGCCGACCTTAAGAAAATGAATGCCAACAAGTGGAAGAGTTATGCAGAGTCCACTTGTATGAAACGAGGCTAAAAAATTTAAATGTCCATTCTCACTTACAATAAGGACATTTAAACACTAACTGGTGTACTCCTCTGTCTGCGTCACTCTCACTCACACCAGTTAGGACTTGAGGGCTAGTAAGAAATCTTACTAGTCCTCTCTTTTTATAAGTAGTACGGAGGAGTATAATGTCTAAACCAAATACAACTTTTAACCTATCAATCAGAGATATTGAAATAATAGAAGAAGCACTCAGAGCAAAAGCGGGCCGAAGAGGAATGGCTATAGCCCTCGGAGAGACATCCAAAAGACTCAAAGAAGAGATGGATGAAATACAGGAAGTATTAGGCAGAATACATGAACAAAAAAATTTTTATGCCAAATTTAAAAATGGCACAACATATGTGAGCGGATAAATGAATACAGATGGTTATACAGAATATGGTTACCGAGGACTAGAAGAATTACAAGCAAAAGATAAAGAAATAGAAAAGCTCAAAGAAGAGATTGGCGAACTTAAAATGCGACTGCAACTAATGGAAAATCATGCTAACAATCTTCAAGCTAAAGCTAGTTTACCTAACTATTGACAAATGTCAATTTAGAGCATACAATTAATACATGAAAACAAAACTGATTCTCAAAGATGAAGTCAACTGTAAGTTTGAAGGTTTGGCTTTAACTACTCGTCGTAAACTTGAGAAAAAACTCAAGTTCTTTTTGCCTTATGCATATCATGTTCCAGCTTACAAACTAGGTAGATGGGATGGTTGTGTAGGGTTCTTTACCATGGGTGGCGTAACTTTTGTAAATTGTTTGCCTCATATCCTCCCCGTACTCGAAGAAGAAGGGTATTCAATTGATATAGAGGACGAGAGAGAATCACATGATTTCAAATTTGATTTGGTAACCGAAGAGTTGTTCCATAACAGGACTTGGCCCCAAAGACATCCAAGTGCTGGTGAACCCGTAGTATTGCGAGACTATCAAGTAGAGGTTATCAATCAATTCTTGCAAACACCACATTGTTTGCAGGAGATAGCAACAGGTGCAGGCAAAACACTAATTACCGCGGCCCTGAGCTATATGTGTGAACCTTATGGTCGAACGATAGTCATAGTACCTAATAAAGATTTGGTGACGCAAACCGAATCGGATTATATAAACTTAGGACTTGATGTAGGAGTCTACTTCGGTGACAGAAAAGAGCTGGGTAAAACTCATACCATATGTACTTGGCAGAGTTTGAATGTATTGGAAAAAAGATTCAGAGACGGACTGAGCGACAACGGGTTACACGATTTTGCGGAGGGTGTTGTATGTGTTATGGTAGATGAGGTGCATCAAGCAAAAGCAGATGTCTTAAAGAAACTGCTTACTGGCCCATTTTCCAATGTGCCTATACGTTGGGGGCTAACAGGTACAATACCCAAAGCAGAACACGAACGATTAAGTTTAGAAATAAGTTTAGGAGAAGTAGTCAATAAATTGGCGGCTAATGAATTACAAGACCTAGGAGTACTAGCAAACTGTGATGTAAATGTTATACAGTTACAAGATACTGTTACATATAGAGATTATCAAAGTGAATTAACCTATCTCACAACCAACAAAGATAGGCTAGACTATATGTCTACTATTATTCAACGTTTTAGCGAAAGTGGCAATACACTTGTTCTAGTAGATAGAATTAAAGCAGGCGAAGGACTGGTAGAACGTTTAGGAGAAGATACTGTATTTGTAAGCGGATCAATGAAAAGCAAAGATAGAAAAGATGAATATGATGAAGTCAGTGACACTGATAACAAAATTATTATTGCAACCTACGGAGTGGCGTCTGTGGGTATTAACATTCCTCGCATCTTTAACTTGGTGCTTGTGGAGCCGGGAAAAAGTTTCGTTAGGGTAATACAAAGTATAGGAAGAGGAATTCGTAGAGCACAAGATAAGGATCATGTACAAATATGGGACATAACTTCAAGTGCAAAGTTTAGTAAAAGACATTTAACTGAAAGGAAAAAGTTTTATAGAGAAGCCAAATATCCCTTTCACATAGAGAAGGTGGATTATAAATGACAAAAATATTAACTGTAGAGAATCAGACATATGATTTAGATATGGTTCCTGAAGAAATTGAAGACATAAGATATTGTGTATTAGATTACAGCAATCCAAAAGAAGCAGATTATATTTTTGTTCCTTTGGTATTCTTGGAAAGTTTTAATGCTCCTGCGGCTATTTTACAAGTAGGACAAAATCAAGTAAAGGTGCCGTTAGATTGGAGTCTTATAGTGTGTGATCCAATGGTAGGAGATCCAGAAGTATTACCAGTAACAAGTTTGAACGACAGAGGTTTTAAAGCCTTTGTATTCAATCCACTTACAGGTTTTCTTCCTGAATTTACCGAAATAGAGATTGTAAACATTTATCAAGAAGTAAAATGGTACTTTCCCAAACTTAAATTTGGACATATACTAGCAGTACCATTACAAGATAAAGATAATAGTAATTGTGTCTACTTTGTCAAAGAAACAAATAAGATACCTGATATTTTAAGCACGGAGGATTTATGGTAGAGATTATTGGATATATTTTGGTTGCAGTGAACCTAAGTCCAGCAGGAGATGTTGACGGAACTGCAATTAACTATTATAATAGCAATGTAGAATGTTACTACGATGCAGTGAAATTAGAAGAAGAAGCAAATCCAGGAGTTGGGTTTGTATGTTTAGAGGACTTTGTAAAATTAAATGACAGTTGATCATATAGAAACAGCGATAAATGCACTTATACAACTAACACCAGTAATTTGGGTGTTAAGTTTTTGGAGTGGATTTTTGTTTGGATGAGTAATAAATTAAGCATCAAAGAAGAAATGCGAGCTATTGACCAACGTGATAAAGGTTGGTGGGATAGTTTGACTGAAGAAGAACAAAACAAGGTTAGCATTTTTGTTTTGATGAGATATACCAGTGCAGTGCAAACAAAGAATCCAGATATAGAGTATCATTATTTGGCACTTACAAATGAACTTGTAAACAAGCACTATAACATCTTAAGACGTGATGTTCAACTGCAACATAAGTTGTTACAGTGTGTTGGGTTGGGTAGTACACAATTCCATCCGTGGATACCTCCTAGTAAAAAACGCAAAGGCAAAGGCGGTAAACTAATTAAATGGTTACAAGAACTGTATCCGATATACAACGACGATGAACTAGAATTGTTGGTAGCAAATAATGATAAAAAAGACTTTGAAAACATAGCCGAAGAAATGGGTATGGATAAAAAACAAATCAAAGAGCTATTCAAATGACAACTGCTGAACAGGTAGTATCACAACTAGGAAATATAACTGTGACAAAAGGCACATTCACTTGTGAGTATTGTAAAAAGAGCTTTCAAAAAGAAAGCACGTTATTGGCTCATAGTTGTGAAAAGAAAAGACGTTGGCAGGCAAAAGATAATCAAGATGTCTTGGTTGGATTTAGTAGCTATGATTTGTTTTATAGAATTGAAATGCAAAGTAAACCCAAAGAATATGTAGATTTTGTAGATGGTCAATACTATACAGCCTTTGTAAAGTTTGGTGCATATTGTTTGAACACCAAAGTAATTGACCAAGAGCAGTTTACACGTTGGCTTATTAAAAACAAAGTAAAACTAAAAGATTGGCCCACAGATAAAATGTATTTGTTGTTTGTAGAAGATCATTGCAAACGTGAAAGTGTTGAACGTGCATTGGAACGTTTTGTTGAACATGCAATGCAAACAGAATACTTTGATACATTTTGGGAAAGTGCAAACGGATACCTAATTGCCGATTGGGTTGAAATGGGAAAGATTAGTCCGTGGATTATCATTAGTAGTAGACGTGCTGAACAAGCCATTGGAAAAATGCCAGATGAATGTGTTAATAGAATAGCTAATTGTATTGATGCTGATTATTGGTCAAAAAAACGTCAACTCAATCCACATGATGCACATTTTATACAGGAGATGATTGATGGGACTACCTGATATCGACATAGACTTTGCAGATAGAGCACAAGCACTAAAACTTTTTAAACATGTACCAGCTAGGTTAAAAAATCGTAAACATAACACAGGTGTTTACTTCCATAAAGTACCCAGCAATCCATTTACCAACATTTGTACAGTTGAACACACAGAAGCTGACGAACACGAATTCTTTAAACTGGATTTATTGAATGTCAGTATATACAAAGATATAAGAGATGACGATCATCTCAAAGAATTAATGGAAAGGGAACCAATATGGGAACTTCTGGAGCACGAAGACTTCGTCGAAAAAGTGTTTCATCTCAACGGGCACGACAAACTGTTGAAACAATTGAAGCCTACCTCGGTAGAACAATTAGCGGCAACGCTAGCAATTATAAGACCAGCGAAACGTCACCTACAAGACAAAGGGTGGCAAACGATAATGAAAGAAGTGTGGATAAAACCCATAAACGACAATAAAGCCTATTACTTTAAAAAGGCTCATGCAGTTAGTTACGCAATGGTTGTAGTTGTACACATGAATTTGTTATGTGAACAATTACATTCTGCGGACTAGTTGAATATTTCTTCTCTTAACTCTTTTTTGTATTATGTTATTTAGACTTATAGTTGGACCATGCAGTACTTCAAAGTCTTTAATACTAAAGGTCAATAGACAACTTCTAAATTTTTCAAAATTAGTTTTAAAAATTATGTTTATGGGGATCATTCTATTAGTACCCCACCACCATTCTTCGCCAATTTCTAAAAATTCTTGTTTTTCTTTTCTATCTTTGATATTCTCAAAGTTGTACATGCTGGCTAAATTGTTATCCATATTTTGGATTATACCAACATATTCTTTGCCGCCATAGGCTACAAGTGTTAAAAATGGAAATTCGTCTAGTAAGTCTTGATATTTTTTGGGAATGTTGTTCATCGTATATACTTAGTCAAATAAATAGTAGTAAGGATTAGAAATATGTATCAAGCAACTGTATATCAATATAACCAAAGAGCTGAAGCTCTTGTACCTCAGAGAAGAGGAACTACCTACTACGGCCCAGATAATCATAAGCCGTTGGTAGCTTACAAAGGACTCAATATAGAATTTGATCTTTTTGTTAAAGATACTGATCGTAAACCTCAGTCATTACATAATAAAACTTATACTGCAACTATCATTGATAGAACTAGTAAAGCTAGTATACTTACTAAAACACTTACTCCTGGCAATTATGACCAGGGACAACTTGTACTCAAGTTAGACCATGAAGAAACTTCGGCTTTAGATGCTAAGTTATATGATCTTATAGTTACTTATACCATCACAGATGTTGCTGGTAGCTATGGAGGAACAAGTGATCAGAACAATAGAATAACTTTTGTTTTAGAGGTAAAAGACGGCGCTGTAGCACAGTTAAGACCAAGTGAAAATGTTTCAGTATTCACTCCGGACGGAGATGATAGAGTAGGCGGCAGAATGACTGGTCCTGTCCTTAATAATAGCAAAAGTGGACTGCATACAGTGGCAGTACATTTAACAAATTACACTGGTGTATACAAGATGCAAGCAACACTTAGTTTACAACCTTTGGATAGTGATTACTTTGATGTCACTGGACAAAGTTATACAGTAAGTGCAAGAACATCAGTTGATTACCACACATTTATAGGAATGTATACATATGTTAGATTGGTTCATACGCCTGATCCTGGAAACGCTGGAACGCTTGACAAAGTCACCTATAGAAGTTAATATATAAACATGATAGTTTTAGACTTTATTCGCCAGCAAATGCCTGCTGGCTGGAAGCATACTCCTAGCGGATGGATCAGTGGTAATTGTCCAATGTGTACTAAACGTGGACACAATCCAGACAAACGTGGCAGAGGTGGTATACGTTTTGAAGATGACCATTTTCAATACAACTGTTTTAACTGTGGATTTAAAACAGGATGGAGTGATGGCAGACGTATAGGTGGAAAACTACAAGAGCTGTTAACAACATTTGGAACTGACCCAGCTGATATACAACGAGTTAATCTTGAACTGTTAAGAGAAGAAGAAGCAGGCAATATTGCCGGACAGTATATAGAAAAACAAGTAGAAGAAAAAATAAAAATAGATTGGCCCAATACACAACTTCCTCCAAACAGTTATCGTATTGGTGAATATCCTATAGATCAGTTGGACAAGAAACAACTAGAAAAACTAGCACTAGCATGTACATATGTTATGAAAAGAGGACTAGACTTTTGTGAAGATTGGCATTGGTCACCACATATGCATTTTGCAAATAGAGTTATACTTCCATTTTATTATAAAAATAAAATTGTTGGTTTTACTGCAAGATGGGTATCAGAACATAGGCCTGATGCAATGCCAAAATATTATAATCAAATGCCACAGAACTTTGTTTACAACTTAGACAAACAAGATAAACACAATACAGTGATAGTAACAGAAGGACAATTTGATGCGATACAGGTAGGAGGTGTTGCACTAGCAGGAAATACACCTAATAGCACACAATGTAAAATTATAGAAGATTTGGAAAAAGACGTAGTGCTATTACCAGACTTTGATTCAAGTGGAATGGACACAGTTAAAGTGGCAATCAACCGAGGATGGAGTGTTGCGTTTCCTGAATGGGAAGATGATATAAAAGATGCAAGTGATGCAGTCGTAAGATATGGAAGACTGTTTACAGTAAAAAGTATACTGGACAGTATAGAAACAAATGCAACAAAAATTAAAATACTTGCAAAAAATAGATGTAGGTAGTATAATAAAGGAATATTATGAGCGAAGAATATACCACAGAAATGCAAAAATTGTACATAGAATTCTTGTTGGCTGACAAGGATCTTTTTGTGCGGTGTAATGCTATTCTAAAAAGCAGTTACTTTGATAGACAGTATAGAGATACTATAGACTTTATCCAGAAGCATGTTGAAGAGTACAGCGATGTTCCTATGCTGGAACAGGTTAATGCTGTAAATGGTATTGGTGTAACTGACGTTAAAGCTACAATAACAGATGAACACAAAAATTGGTTTATGGATGAAATTGAAAAGTTTTGTAGGCATAAAGCACTTGAAGCGGCAATATTACAAAGTGCTGATAAACTTGAGAACAAAGAGTATGGCACAGTAGAAGGTATTATCAAAGAAGCAGTTGAAATTGGATTAGCAAAAGATTTTGGTACAAACTATTGGGAAGATCCAGCAGGAAGAATACAACATATCAAAGACAGTAGAGGACAAAACAGTACTGGATGGGAAACATTTGACAAGTATCTATATGGCGGATTTAACACTGGAGAATTAAATATTTTTGCTGGAGGCAGTGGTAGTGGTAAGAGTTTGTTTATGCAGAACTTGGCACTGAACTGGGCACTACAAGGAAAGAACGTAGTGTACATAAGTTTAGAACTTAGTGAAGAATTATCTAGTATGAGATTAGATGCTATGCTTACTGGCATGGGCACAAAAGACGTAATGAAAAATGCTAGTGATGTTGAGTTGCGAGTTAAGATGGCAAGTAAAAAAGCTGGCGGATTACAGATTATACAAATGAAAAATGGTTGTACAGTCAATGATATTAGAGCATATCTCAAAGAGTTTCAAATACAAAAGAATATTCGAGTTGATGCACTACTGGTAGACTACTTGGATCTTATGATGCCAGTTACAGTAAAAGTAAACCCAAATGATCAGTTTATCAAAGACAAGTTTGTTAGTGAAGAGTTGCGTAATCTAGCTATTGAATTAGGCATACTGTTTGTAACAGCAAGTCAGTTGAATAGAAGTGCAGTAGATGAAATAGAATTTGATCACAGCCATATTGCAGGAGGTATAAGTAAAATTAATACTGCTGATAATTTAATTGGTATATTCAGCAGTAGAGCAATGCGTGAACGTGGAAGAGTACAAATACAGTTTATGAAAACTAGAAGCAGTAGCGGAGTTGGTCAAAAACTTGATTTAAAATTTAATATTGAAAGTCTGCGTATCGAAGACTTGGATGAGGACGAACAAGAGGATACCAGCACAACTAGCATCTATCAGAAACTAAAAACAAAAAGTTCAGTTGCACCCGCAGGAGAAAATGTTGCTGAAAATAATTTAGATAATGATAGTGGAATACAAGCAACAGATAGACTTAAAAGTCTGTTGAGAAAAGCAGATTAGTATGAGATTAATTAGTAAGAATGAACTGGATCTACTCTTAAGTGATCCGGTACGTCCACATGTTCCTAAACTCGATGTAGGAAAACAAGTATATGTTCTTGATGATTTATCAGCAGTTATTTGTGTATGTTATTGTACACAGGTTCCAGAAACTGAACATGAGTTAGAACAGTACAAAAGTGACACAGGGTCAGTTCTTGTAGCATATACAGTTTGGAGCAATAAAAAAGGAGCAGGTAGAGTTATTATAAACAAGTTATTGGAGAAAGTTCAACAGAAAGAACTAGGAAATATAGATAGACTAGTTACACTTAGTCCATTAACAATGGTAGCAGAAAGATTTCACATAAGAAATGGTGCAAAATTACTTGCAAAGAATGAGGAGTGTCAAAACTTTGAATATAAAATTTGCTGAAGCAAAGGTGCTGTGTACCTTATCCTTTATTATTTGTTATTCTGAACTACAAACACTGAGTAAAATAGAGGTGTCATTAATATGAGCCAAAGTAAAGCCTGTGTTTTGTGTTTGCATGCCATTGATGATTTTGCTCTTATTGTTAATGGGTCCTATGTTCATTATAATCTCCTTGCAACTGCCATAAGTGCTGATCACCAATGCTCCAGCACAGATATTTACTAAATACTATTGATATGAAGCGTAAAACAAGATCAATTTTGGAAGAAATAAATGCAATGTCACCCAAACGTGACAAAAAGCATATTGTTGAATCAAATGGACAACAGGTAATTGTAACAGCAATTAACCTTATAAATCTAATAAACGAAAGTTTCGATGTAGAAACAGCAAGTGATCTTAATAAGAGATTAATTAATGCTATTAGAACCAAAGATCCAAAGAAGTTTCAAAGAGGCATTGGTAGAGTAGATGAAAATAAAAGAAATACTTAGCGGTACAAAAAAACGCAAAAGACGTGGTAGTCGTTTAGATAGAATTAGTGGTTCGAGTTTAATATCGAGACTTAGAGAAGGTGGTAAAATATTTCCTAATGCACAACCTTTTGACCACGCAAAAATTCCAGCACTAATGAAACAGATCAACAGTGTACTATCTAAGACAGGTGCAACTGCTATTCCGATTGGTAGTGGTGCAACACCCACCAAAGGAAAAATTAGTGGTGATTTAGATATGGTAGTTGACATGGATCAACTAAAGCAACATTTCAATATGGAAGATGTTGAAGATAAAATTATCAGACAAAAACTAGAACAGTTATTTGGACTAGCAGGATTTACTACAAAGAAGAGTGGTACTAGTGTACATGTTGAAGTACCCGACGGTAATGAAACACATCAAATAGATATTATGGTTGTGCCTAATGCAGAAACAGCTAGTAAGTTTCATACACATGCTATCCCACAAGGTAGCAAGTTTAAAGGTGCAAACAAAATGATAGCAATAGCTAAATTAGCCAGTTATCAAGACAAGTTATGGTCACCTTATCAAGGACTGTTTAGTAGAGATGCAAATGGTAAGAAAGCTGATTTTATATCCAGTGACTTAGACGAAATAGCAAGAACATTATTAGGCCCTAATGCCTCAGGAAAAGATTTAGGCAGTGTCGAATCCATTATGGCGGCATTGGGTAAAGAAAAAGGTGATGCGTTGCTAGCAGACTTGCGTAGTGGATCAGGCTGGAAAGAGCTTGAATAATGAGAGCCAATCAATTTCTAACTGAAGCTACTGATAAAGGTAGAGAGTACAATCACTTAGAAGACCTAGTTACATTTGAAGGTAGCAAAGGTGCATTAAAAGCCGCAGAGATATTAACACGATTAGGACAAGATTCAAAAGACGTTAGTATAAAGTGGGACGGTAATCCTACTATATTTTGGGGAAGAGAACCAGACGGTCAATTTGTAATGACTGGTAAAAATGGTTGGGGTAAAAACAAAACAACCAGTAGTGGTCAACTACAAGACTTTATTATGAATACTGGCAAAGGCGAAGACTGGCGTAAAGATTTTGCTGGAGAAATGGCAGGAGTGTTTGAGATACTAGAAGCTAACACACCAGCTGATATGAAAGGCTATGTGTATGGAGATTTACTTTATACTCCACGCAAGCCAGTTACAAGCTCACAAGAGGGCTTACAGTTTACACCAAACAAAGTTACATACACTGTTGACCCTGCAAGTGCGTTAGGCAAGCGTATAGCGGGCAGTACGTTAGGTGTAGTAGTACACACATACCATGATGCATTTGGAGATAAGACAGGTACTCCGATCAAAGACACTAAGAGTATCAACAGTAATGCGGTAGTGGTACTAGGACAAACATATGTAACACATCAACCTAAAGTTGATACAAGTGCAGTTCAGGATATAGTTAGTACGGCAAATGCGAACGCACAAATAATAGACACATGGTTAACGCCGGAACAGGGACTGAGTAGAAAAGATGCAATACTCTATAACTATGTTAACCAAATGACCAAAGCAGGTAAGTTAGACCAACTCAGGACAGGATTTTTCGATTGGCTAAAAACCAGCAAGGTCAGCCAAGGACAGCAAGCAAAACTTATGGCAGGAGACGACAAAGGTCTTAATGCTATATTAGATCTTGTTGTAAAAATACAGAATATGAAAAATGACCTTATTGATCAACTAGATAACTCAGGCGCTGATGTTACTGCTAGTACAGGCGGTGAACGTGGCGGAGAAGGCTATGTCGCAACCAGGGATAAGATTAAACTAGTTCCAAGACATAGATGGACACCCAATTAAACTAATACACAAAAAAGATTTTAGAGAAGTTTATGATGATGGCAAGTACATTATCAAAAAAACTAAACCTGATGCATTTGATTTTGAAACTTACAAACGTTTTCAAGAACAAAATCCTTGTCTAGTAAAAGTACACAGTTTCGAAGATGGGGTTATCGTAATGGATAAAGTGCCTGGAGTGTATTGGTTAGATTATCGCAATCAAGTGAATATAGATGAACTATGGTACATATGTAATATACATAGATATGAACTTTGGAAAAGATACTTTGAGTTTATGACATCACAAGAAGTTGATCCTAGGCAAAGAGTATTTTTCCACGCAGATGGTGTACCAGGTAATGTTATAGTAAACAATGGGCAACCAACTTATGTAGACCCAGATGGTACTTGTTGGATGCAATGGGATATGTTTTTACAAAAATTGAATGAGCATCACTTTGTCTGGTGGAACGAATATACAAATCTTGCTCACAGAGGAATGGCTAAATAGTAATATGGAACAGAAACAAAATACACATGACATAACTCCAGATACAAAAAAACAATATGCTTTTATTGGTGATCTAATGGAAAGCAAAATGTTTAGGAGTAAAAGTAGAGTAGAAGGTCATAATGCAAGAGATATGGCAGACTTTGCATTTATGAATATGCTAGCATTATACATACTAACCAATGAGTACGATTTTGCTGTAGCGGCTCAAGACTATGCTAAACGAACAATGATGTATGGAAACTTTAATAATTTTAGAGCTGGTGGTACTGATCTTAATATTGCACTAACAGCCGTAAAAAATGGCATGTCAGATGCAGGTGAAAAAAATAAATTGCAAAGTGACAAACTTGCATTTAATGAAATTAAAATGAAAGCATTTCTTAATACCGTCAAGGCAGGAAGAAAACCTCAAAGTGTACAGAGTTTTTTTATGAGGTTGGAGAGAGATTTGGATATACAAAATTCAAATTATCGTAGTATTCGTAGATTGGTACAAGATTGGCCACGCCTTAATAAAATGCAAAAACAATTAGTAATTACAAGAATGATGCAGTTCTTCAGAGCAAAGGCTCTGAGAAGCGAGTTGTATAGTTATATTAGAGATCTAAGTAGAAGCCAAGGACTTGAGGCTAAGAATGCCCACAATGCTGAAGGGTCACCTAAGATGCGAGGAAGTGATACTCTTGCTAAACTAGCTATAGCTGGAGGTGCTATTGCTGGCGGATTTGCATTAGGACAGAGTTTAGCAAAAGGTGCAACTGGGCTTAGTGGATTTGAAAAGTTAAGAGCAAGATACAGCGGCACTATGAAAGACTAGTAAATGTAGAATGACAAATTATACTGCATATACTCTAGTTGATATAACTAACACAAATGAATCTAGACATGATCGTAATAAATTAAGATTTTTCCAACAACAAAATTTAAACACATTAATACAAATAATAGGACTAAGAAGTCAGCCATTGGAACCAATAGTACAGGTAGATATGGCACAAGATATAGTAAATTTAGGCTTCGGAAAACAGTATAATGGACTACATACTGTATGGAAATTACAGTTCAGTATAGAACATGGGCAAGTATTAGAAGATATGAGTATTTTATTACAAGATTGTAATGGTATTCCAGTATATACTGGACTAGAAGAGACAGCAGAACTAAGCAGTAAGTGTTTTGAAACAGTTGGACCAATTAACGTGTGTTTTAAAAAACACACCGATATTAGGTAAATATATACTGTATAGTAATATAATAGGCACAAAGATATAGGCTCCGTCAAAATTCTAACTATTTCTATCCGTCAAATTGATTCGACCGTCAAAATTTTGACCGTATCAAAAACGAGAAACAACAAGATAAGTAATAGTATAAGAAAGACAATAGGCAGAAACAACTGGCAAACATAATATAGACGCTAATGCAGAGTTACAGTAGTAACAAGAAAAAGCAGAACTATGTCAACCACAGAACTTGAACGAACTAATTTAGAAGCCCATGTTGATCTTTGTGCGGAAAGGTACAAAGGATTGGAGACACGTTTGGAAAATGTCGAAAAGGCAGTGAAGGATCTCCATATGGAGATGCGTCGAATGCATGATGAGAATGTAAAAAATCATCAATCAACAAATAAAATAATGTTAGGTGCCGCGGCTACAGTTGTTGCAGGTATCCTGTCAACAATCGTCGTATTGTTGATGTCTTAATTTCACATAAATACTTTTATGAATCTAAGCGAACTAGATATTACTAATGTGATTGAATCACAGTTAGTTTGGGCAAGAAAAGGTCAGAATCTTACTCGTAAATACCGCTGTACAGTAGGTCAACGAGCAGGTAGACTTGTAAGCAAGCCTGGACAATGTGGTGCTCCTATTGATATTAAAAAACGGTTAACGCTTAGAAAGACTAAAAATAAAATGGGCAAGCGTATGGCTCGTAAAGCACAGCGTACAAAAAAATTTAATCCAGCTAGTAGAGCTCTAAAAAGATTGAACAAGCCACTGAGGAGAAAAAGATGAAGATAATGGATATCATGGAAGGTTATGGTAGTAGTGAGCCTCTTACAAGTATTAAGCCCAAAACAAAAAAAGTAAAAGAGCGTGATGTAGTAGAAGCTATTCCTAAATCTACAATGTATGGACTTGTTATTGATGGGAAATATGTTGCTAAAGGTTCAAAAGCAGACATGATGA